ATGAAATCAATGAGGGCGGTTTTCAGTAAAATTAGGTTGATTTTAATTTAAACTAAGTGTTGACAACGCAACTTCATAGGAATACATACTACAACATAGTTTAGCAAAAGCGAGGTGACAAGATGAAACCACAAGATATATTCAACAAAGCTGCGGTTCATTTGATGGGCATGGAAGGCCCGTCATTGGATCAGGACAGTGACGCTTGCGTATACCGTGGCAAGGACGATGACTGTGAGTTCAACGGCCAGATGTGTGCCGTTGGCTTGTTCATTGCCAATGAGCATTATTACGAGGACTTTGAGGGTCAAGGTATAACAGGTAGTCAGGCTGTTGCTGACGCTGTTGCGAAGTCGTGGGGCCAAGAGAGTTTAAGTAACGATCAGTTAAGTTTGTTGGCTGACTTGCAAATGGCCCATGATGATACGTCTAGGGGCAGTTCATTAATACATGACCATACTTGGTCTAGAAGCATTGTTGCCGCTTTAGACGGTGTAGCCACCAAGTTTCACCTACGCTTTGATCCGAAGGGGGCCAGCGCATGAGTTATCAAATATCTTGGATTGAGGAAAACAAAGATATGATATGCGGCAACGAATATCAGTGGCATGTTGTGGAAACCTTGGAAGAGGTTTCCCGATACAAGGCTTGGTTGCGCAAAAATGGCACTTACGGGAAAAACATTATCAAGAAATTCACTGTATCTTTGATAGTTGAGAGAGAGGATGCCAGCGCATGATACGTTTATTTGTAGACCCGAACAATTTCAGTCGTGATTCACAGCGCGGCGTTCGTGGGTTTTCCCATGAGGTATGATTTGAAAGACATGGCGGGGTCGGTAGTTGTTCTGCTGACCATCGCTGCAATCACATTCGCTATGTTGGCGATGTAAGAAGAGAGGGCTATACTATGGACTTTGAAGTAAAGACGGGGGTTCCGATTCCCGAATTAGCGGAGACGATGGGCCGCAAAAAGGGTAGGGGCAAGTGGCAAGTTTTGGTTAACAGCATGGCTGTTGGCGATTGCGTTGACATTCCAGAGGCTTCTTACAATCCGATTTATGTTTCTGCTCGGCGTATGGGCATTGATTTAACAAGGCGCGACATTGGCGCTGGACTTATTCGGGTTTGGAGAAACAACTAATGGAAGACACGGTTCACATTCCTTACATTGTTGACCGCTTAGACGAGATCATTGATCTTTATGAAACTGAGGATGATTCGTTAAGCGCGGTTGAAGAATTACGGCGTGAGTTGATTTTTAACATGGGCGTCAATGCGTTGGCCCGACATAAGGACCACGATCAGGAATTATTGGACGGGTCGGATGACACTTTCAATCCTGTGATTAAGCTGCGGGGTGTTCCAGATGATTGATTGCCCTGAGTGTTCACATTCTGACCGTAAGGGTGAGGTAGAACACGAACGATTTGAGATGACTTCATACGGCGTTTATGAGCCGTGCGGGGTTTGGAAGACTTGCGAGAACTGTTCTGGTTCTGGCGAAATTGAAGCCGATTAAAGGATGAATGTAATGGCTGATAAGAGAAAAAGATCGAAAGCTGTTCCTGTAGCCCGTGCGTCTAAGGCATGGACAGGCAAGGAAATTGACCAGTTGCTTGAGTACAAGGCAACGGGATTTAAAGACCGTGAGATTGGTGAGCTTTTGGGCCGATCTACGAAGGCGGTTAATCTTAAATTGGGTAAGTTACGGCGCAGTGTTGGTGCAGCGAGTAATCCCGATGTTGAGTTGACGCCATTCCAGAAAAATCTGGATGATACGTTGTTTGGGGGAGTTTTCCCCGATGACAAGCCGAAGCGCAAAGATGCTGGGAAAAAGCGCGGCCCATATAAGCCCCGCGCAACGAAACTGTCTATGGTTTCTGACCCAACACCCATAGATACGTTTGCCGTGCCTAAGAAGGCTGTTTATGCGGCTGTGGTGGTAGCTTTGACTATCGCTGGTTGGTATCTTGGTAGCGTGTCGGGGTAATATCGTCGGGGGCGGCTGTCGGGTGTAGAACAGAACAGTTGACCGCAGGTAAGCAGGTTGATGTTATACCGCCCCCACAATTTGTTTATCATTTGCAGCGAAAAGGAACAACAGATCATGGCAAAATATGTTCATATACATTTGATGGTAGAGGAAAGAACTCTGCGTGACATAAAGGATATGTGCAATTTTAAGCGCATGGGTGGTCGTGAGGATATGTGTTCCGAGGCTTGGGTGAAGGTTATCACGGCGATGCAAGATCAGAAGAACGCCGCTGATATTTGTTTGAAAGAATACAAGGAAAAGGAACAACAGGATGAGCGATAAATTTAACAGTAACCAAGAGAAAATGAAGTTTTTTGCCAGCAAGTTTGCTGCGATTGATGAGCGTTTGCCTAAAAGGGCCAGCCCAGAAATGATAGCATATATGTTTTTTCACATTGTAGCTGGTTACGGCATGCAAGATTCATGGCCTGACATTATTTCGGTTGTTACTGACGTGTTGGGCGATCTTGATGATGATGAGGAATGCACTTGCGATAAGTGTAAGACAAAAATGATTGAGTCGGCTATGGACGATGCGGATAGTTTCTTGGATAATGTTTTAAATTCCAAACCTAGCGGGTGATTTGTGCAGCCAGAAGATTTAGAAAGAATTGCAGCGGGACTTCTTAACGAAGTACCCGCTAATTTTTCGACTGCTGACTTGCGAGATGTAATAGTCGAACTTTTGTTCGGGTTAGGCGTGAGTCCATCAGATTTGCCGATGTTTTGTTTGCTGTTGATTGATAAATACGTGGCGGATAATAAGATAGAAGAGTCCCGACAAAGAAAAACCCCGCCGTATTATGGGCAGGGTTTGTGAGTTTCAGCATATTGCGTGGGACTAATAGCAACGTCCACCCCTTATGTGAGACTTTGGCAGAGGTTTGAACGGGTTTCTATCGGGCCATTCGTATATGGCTTCACCGTGCAGAACTCTTGATTCTAGGTGTTTTTCTTTTACTAGGTTGCGCAGTAGTTGTTGCGATGCGTCTTCTTTTATTCGCATTTTTCTGGCTAGGTCTTTGACTGTCCACGCTTCTCTGGTTTTAACGGCGTCGAATGCTACGGCCATGAGGTCGATCTTGGCCCCGTAGTTGCGCCCGACTATGGCTTGCGTTGGTTGTGCTACTAGCTGGTGACGTAGGTTTTCTACTTTTGCCAGTTCTTTCCACTGTTCCAGTGCTGTCATATTTTTTTCCCCCATGTTCGCAGTTCCCGAACATATCTTTCTAATTCTGTACGCGCTACCCAAAGATCATTTTGTGCGTTGGGTAGTGGGCTTTTTTTGAAGGTTTCGTCTTGGAGTCTATCGACTCTACCGCGCAGGAACTTTAATTCTGATTCCTGCGCGGGTGTTAGGCCCGTTTCTAGTCCCACATTGCGTCCCCTTCTAGGACGATTGCAGGCCCGACAAGGCGTTGCCCAGCGATCATGCTGGCTTGTGTATTGACGGGAAGATCGTGCATTAGACCTTCTTCGTTAATTAAAAGCTGCATGTTTTTTGGGTTCATCAGCGGAACCATTTCCACTAGACCCCCGACAATTGCTTGCGCTTCTTCAAGGGTTGGCGGCTTGTCTTTAAAAAAATGTAACATTCTTTGTCCTTTGCTAGTTTTTAAAAACGGATTTAAATACGCATTTCAATCCGTTCCCAATGATTAGCATATCATAGCATATGGGTCAAAGGTTTTCTCGCGCTGTTCTGGCTTCGTATTCGCCACGGCTTAACGGCCCACCTGTAACGCCCAGCCACTTAGACGCGCCCGATTGTGTTAGCCTGTGGGTATCAACGCGCCCTGCCTCTTGCAGTGCTGTTATGGTGTTTTTAACTGTGGTTTCCCCGCAGACTTTCAGCGCGATTACGCATGGTTCACCTGACGAACTTGTTCGGATTGCTTCAAACGCCCCGTCATTAGCGCCACCTTTTGTGACTGCATTGCCGTCATTTTCCATCATGGATAAGAAGTCGAACATGTGTTGGAGTCTGTTTCTGACCGCTTCTGACAGTGCCAAGTTGCGTATATCTTCTGACCGATCCTCTAACAAACCTGTGTTTTGGTTACGTATGAAGTGACGTATATCCCGATTAGCTGGCCCGTTGGCTTTGACCACGGCCCCATCGAACACGGTATTACGCGCATAATCCACGTTGAGGTCTTTGCAGCGTTGCCGCCCTAGCCGTTCTTCTACGTTCCACACGCTAAATGCGCAGCGAACGCCATCAACAATAGCTGACGTACCCCGAATAAGATTACGCGCTTGTTCTGGTGTTGTAACGGGATCGTTGTCTTTGATTTTAGCCATGTGGTGATTGACCATGACTGTAGCGCCTGTCTCAGTTGAGATTTGCGCAAGCATACCCATGAACGCAGCCCCAGCAGCGGGATCAGCATTTACGTCTGCGTGTACGAATGACGCCATAGGGTCAATGACCAGCAGTGCGAGGTTTTGCATTTCTAGGATTTGATCGTAGATGCGCCCGAACTCTTCGCCCATAACGTAGCTGTTGTCGATCTTTTGCATGATTGGAAACACACCGCCGAGGTTGGGTAACGGCAGTATTTTCAAATTGTTCGGGTATTCGCGGCGCTTACCCATAGGGTCCATGCGTTCAATCCGCCTGTGCATTTCGTCTTTATCGTCTTCTGCGGATAGAATGATTGCATCCCCGAATGTGGATACCAAGCCCCCGAATGACGATTGCATAGGTTCGCCCGATGCGACTTTCATAGCCAGATCAAGCGTCATCATGCCTTTACCGCTATCGCCAGCAGCGGCGAATATGGTTGGAACACCTAGCGGGATTGTCCCGCCAATCAGGTACTCTTGTTCGGGTGCGCGACCTACGAAGTAAGTCCCGATGTTTAGGCTATCGTCCAGCAGATGTATTGGCTTTTTGATTTTGCTTTGGCTGTTACGAATAAACCTGTGAACGTCAAATTGTTCGTCTAGTGCGTCTGCGGCATCCCATTTTTCTGGCTTTCCGAATGGTGCGCGAAGCATGAGAGTTGATTTGGCCCCCGCTTCTTTGGCTAGGCGTTCTACGAGTGCTGCCAAGTCCCGACCAGCTTTATCGTTGTCAGGCCAAAGGATTACGTCTTTACCTTCAAGTGGCGAGAAGTCAAACTTGTGGGCGACACGTTCCGATAACATCCCTGCGCCCCCGATAGTACAGGTAGCTGCGAAGCCCATGTTGGTTAGTGCATCAGCGCATTTCTCGCCTTCTGCCCATATAACTGTTTCTGCATTCAAAATGTTCGGGATGTTATATAGGGGTCTTGGCTCTGGCAGACCCATACGCCCGTTCATAAACTGGCGAAATTGTTTTTTCTCTTCGCCGTTTCTGTCTATTTCAACGTATTTACGCACATTAACGATCACTACACCATCAGCGTCAGTGTAGGTGTATTCAGTATCGAATGGCGTATCCAGATTGTAGACCTTTTTTGCGCCTACTTGTTCGGGTTGTTGCAGCGGAATTGGTTCCGGGCTTGGCCTACTGGCAAGTTCGGGTTTGATTGGGTTTTCTGGCGCTGGCTCTTGTGGCGTTCCGAGGAACGCTTGATAGTGCGCGGCGACTTCTCTGCTAGTCCAGCCCCGACCTTCCATGAGGATTTTGGTTATACCTCCGACCCCATCACCTGTGGCCCAATCCTGACCGCGCATGAAGTTAGGGCCATGAATGTCTATGTTGAGTTGCAGCGAACTACCCGCTTCGCCTTGGAACGACCCAATCATAAATGTCGTGCCGTGACGCACACCATTTGGGTATGTATCGAACAGGTCTTGAAGCTGTGTTGTACGTGGCACAAGGTCAGAAATTTTATCTGTTAGTTGGCTAGTTGTGTTGCCAAAGCGGAGTATCGTCATTATATTGTCCTTATCACTCATCCTGATACAAAATGTGGGGTGTTCCGATCAGCCTTGGAATGCCCCACTATTGTAATTATTCCCCCCAGCACGAATCCTGAAACTCACAGAACTTGCAAAGAAAGAAATCTTTGCTTTGTGCGATGCGTGGTAGAATGTCATTTGCTTTCGCAGCCGTCAAGATATTTACTGCCCTATCGCTGGCTTCCTGCGCAAGCCCTTGATCGAAAGGGATTATTTCATAGTATATCTCGCTGGTGTTTTTATTAACTACGGTGAACAAACAAGGTGTTTCTGTTAACTCCATGTATGCTTGGTATAGCGCGACTTGGGTAGCATACACTGGATTAGCCTTAGCAACGCCGTGCTTTTCAAAGGCTTTGAACTTGCTGTCGTTTGCCGATTTGCATTCCCATAGCATAGGATACTGCGCTTTTACTGGCCCATCACAGACCACACCGTCTATGTGACCGCGTATTTCACCGTCAGCGATAGAGAACCCGAACTGACCACCCATCTTGTCTTCTGTGCGTAGGTCAAACCCTGCGTCCCGTATCCACTTGGCTGCATAGTCTTCGATGTTATGACCGAACTGGAATATCCGCAGTGTTCGTGCGGTAAATTCCTTGCCTTCATCAATGGGCCTGTTGAGGTAGCGATATTGTATTTTGCGTGAGCATTCGTCACCGATACTGGATGCACCGATATACTTACGCCGCTCACGTTTCTTTTCGCCTTTTACAATCCCCTGATCCACAGCCTCTTTGATTTGTTCGGCTATTGGGTCTGGTTGCCTAGAATGGGATTGAAGTAGAAGGCCAACGGCCTGTTGACTTATAGTAGGCTTCTTCGAGGTTTCCGACATTTACAGTCTCCGTTAAGTCTTTTGATTCTTGCAGCGCGAAGATCAGCACTTGCACTTGCTCTTCTGTCAGGTCGCAGAACCGCGTTCCCCATCCAAAGTATCCCAGTATGAATGACAACTCTTCCATTGGGTTTTGCGCGGACTCAGATTTGTAGCTCAATGTACTGTTCCCTCTTCTAACCCGAACAACTCTGCGGCTTTGTCGAATAGCCCCTCATCTGCGTCCGGGTTTTGAAATATAGCATCTGCTACTTTTTCTTTGTCCACGAATATTTTTGCGCAGCCACCGATGCAGAGTTTTTTGGAATGATTCATATGGTCATTTACTGCTTTTCCCGCAGCTTCGGTAACTTGTTCGCCATCGTTCCAATCTGACACAAACGCAACGATTTTGTATTCTTCACAGGCAAACTCGCTGTTGTCGTAAACTATGGCTGTTAGTTCAAGTTCTATCCGTGCCATCATCTCTTCCTTCTTTGATAGCCAACTCGCCGCCACAGGCCATGTAACCACATGCGTCTACCCAGTTGTCAGGATTGCTTTTGTTAGATTTTAGCCGTGCTATTTTTAACAGCGCCATCATCACTGCAACGTCAGTAGATGTGAAATCCCATTCGCCGTTGAAGTAAATTTCCCACAACGCTGCTATGGACTCAAAGTTGTCT